CTTTTCTAACGATAGTCCTACCTGAACTTGGGAAGTCCACCCAAAAGTGGATGGATCAAGGACAGGTCGGCACCAACTCTTCCTTTTCTAAAGGAAGAGGAAGTCTCCCCCTATTTCTAGGAGGTTTCTTCAGCCGTGTGTTCGACCGGAGAAGTGGTTTGTTGCTTGATGATCCTTCCATCGATGCTATCTTCGCTATCCGACAGCTAACGCTGTCCTTTGGCAAGATTTCCCTGCCTTGCAGTGATGCAAGAGTTCGGAAAGCGATGGAAGGGTATGTCAAGTGTGAGCAGGACGTCCGTCAGTTCGACCAGAAGATCAGTAGAAATGATTTGACTGATTTTCGTAATATGTCGAATCTCTTGTTTAGTGAAGTTTTCCAACAAATGGATAGAGATGTCCATTATGGAGAGCTTCTTCCTAAACATGGTCCAGGTGCTACAGCTGATCGTCTTACCAGTAATGGTAAGTACAATCAGCGTACTTGGACGACAAGACTATCTCGGGTCTTTCCCCTTGATAGATACCTTCTTCCAAATGCCCGTTTTTACGGTAGTTTGGATCAGGTGACTGTCCTCGAACCCGGAGATGAGATGCCCGTAAGGGTTATCTCAGTTCCTAAGACACTCAAAACACCTAGGATAATCGCTGTAGAGCCGACCTGCATGCAATATATGCAGCAGGCTTTGCTCCGAAGCTTCCTCGTAGCCTACAATAGGGATGAACTCCTACGTGGGCTTATCGGCTTTGATGACCAGGGTCCTAACCAGGACCTTGCTCGCAAAGGTTCCCTTGATAAAGGAACAGCAACACTCGATTTGAGTGATGCTTCCGATCGTGTTTCGAACCAGCTCGTAAGAGAAATGGTTAGTCAATGGCCTTCTTTGCAAGAGGCCTTTGACGCCACACGCTCTAGGCGGGCTGACGTGCCTGGCTTCGGAAGAATCCGATTAGCCAAGTACGCGTCTATGGGTTCAGCGCTCTGTTTTCCTGTAGAGGCCATGGTCTTCACGACCTTGATCTTTCTTGGAATACAGAAATCGCTCAACAAACCACTGACCAAGAAAGATATAAAATCTTTCTTGGGCTCGGTGCGTGTCTACGGTGACGACTTGATTGTCCCCGTAGAACATGTGACTACCGTTGTACAAACTCTCGAACATTTTGGTGCTCGAGTTGGTTTGGACAAGTCTTTCTGGACCGGAAGGTTCAGAGAGTCTTGTGGTAAGGAATACTTTAATGGACACGACGTTTCTATTGTTCGTGTCCGGCAAGCGTTACCTTACACAACGGCAGACGCTACTGGTTTGATCTCTACCGTTTCATTGAGGAACCAGCTATTTCACGCTGGACTCATCGATACGGCAGGGTGGTTGGATACCCTACTGAC